AAAACAGCTACATTACCATACTGGCTATTCGGAAACATGCCCATGAAAGTAATCTTTCGGATAATTGGCATAACGGAGCTGGAGCATTTCGGGAGCGAGATTCAACTGAGATTTACCGTTCCAATAGTCAACATTGTAAGCATAAGCCAGGTGCTTTTCCCATTGAGACTCAGAGAAGAAGTCATAATAGATCTTCTGATATGCCAACAGCGGAAGAAGGTTTACAGTTTGACTGACACTATAAACCAAAGGGTTAGAAGCATCAGGAACAGAGTCTAAACCTAAATAAGCTTTGGTAATAGCGGCTTTCGCAGTGTTTGAAGATGCAAGGAAAGAACCGTATCCAAGCATATCCAATATCTTAGAAGCACCATAAACATAAGGAAGACCAGCATCATCGAAGACATCATTACCGTTAATCGTTTGAAGATTTAGTGACAACAAGTTCAACGTTGCATTCGGAACAGAAGTCAACATCTCGGTGTTAGCAGTATTGCTAGCAGCAGACGTCATGTAGTCCGTCATCTGAGTAAACGCTTGCGGAAGCGCCCGAGAAATCAAGCGTAACGGCACAGCGTAAAAATCATAATACTCCTTAATACGAGTATATGCGGCCGTATTAACGGGAACAGTACGAGTAAACCAATCGGAAGAAATACGATACTTGGTATCAGGAATAGCAATCTGCCAGTAACATGGAAGAATCTCTCCAACCTTTGCCGTAAACAATTTTTTACTAGACAAATCAAAAGAAGAGCGATGTACGGCAATTTTCGCTCGATATAGTGGATTAAAATCACTCATAATTAATTAATTTAAATTAGACCATACGGTTAAATATATTATTAGCATCATTCAATTTCTTGTGCTTAATCATATCACGACAGAAGGTAGCACCACGGAAATCAAGACATTTTTGTAAGTCGCTACTTTGCCCACTATCATAGGCACTTCTTGTATCGGGCTTCGCGGATTTGATGTAATTACAAGCCGCGAGAGGTGGGATTCGGGGGTCATCAAACGGTACTTGTATTTTTTCTTTAATGGGACGAATAAATCCGTCTGCATATTCTCCGTCCTCTCCGATACCAATGGTCGCCATTTCGGATCCTTCTGTTGGTAGATAGAAATACCGAAGCATAGGGGAAGGCAAAGTCTGCTGTATTCGCAACGAATCACACATTCGTACATAGTCCGCTTTCTTTTCATACTCTATTCCGGTTTTAATGATAAACATAATACGATTGGCATAAGAATCAAGATTACCACCGATGGGAGGCAGATGCCAATGCCTAAGGAATTTAGAGACATAAAGGAATAGCCGATACAGTTTATTAGTATAAGATTCAATATCGACATCAGAAGAACTGTTGCAGAGCCTAGTAATGCACCGAGCATTATGTAATACAATTTCGTCTTCATTGGTTAGGTGATGATTCAATGTAATATACTGATAATAAGCACGAGTTATAGAGAGGATAGAATCGGAATCATAATCTATAATACCGAACCTTGCAATTCTTTTTGGCGCATCTGCAACAGCTCGAATAATTCTAGCAATCGCAACAGCATCGTCATAGCGAGCACTTGAGAATCGGGGTAATAAGGTACGGATATACGACATGGGGGGAGTTGATTTAACACTAATCCCGTTGAAGTTATAGATTCGTCCATTAACGACAGAATCGATTTTTTGTTCAATCGCGTGAAAGACGTCTTCATTCTCCTCAAAAACTTCGCCTTTTTCAAAAATCCAAGAGACGCTCTTTGCCGGGGCTTGAATGCGCGGCATGACCGATATAATAAGGGAGCAGAACTAAGGCTGTTAACGTAACTCGCAACGTATGATGAAGCCCCACCGCGGGCAACCTGGAAATCTGAACGACCGAGTTTCCAACTCTTATCATGACACTGTCGTAATACCTCTGAGATTTCTTTCGAGTTCGTGAATAATAAGATATGATAATGCGGGCGGAAATGGACTGGTCCGTATTCACCCACAGCGTAGAAGTGTAGTGTTTCATAAGAACCTAAGGCAGTTTTTAAATGTTTACGTAATCGTTTAATATAGTTCTGAATATCAACATAATTCAGGAAGGGTATAAGGTTATCAACACCGTATTTTTCAGCAACGGGATATACTGAGTTGTCAACGGCCTGCGTTTTACGGATAAAACTACGAATAGCATCCATACTAAGAAACCAATTATCCTTAACAGGAACATATTCCTTGATTTCACGGTCAAACGGCACTGTGCCTTGAACTTGCGTGAAGAATATATGACGTAAAAAGGAAGAATCCTCAGGTTGATAGTCAGAAACAGGGATATAAGAATGGCGTTCATAACCAAAAACTTTATTCCCTGAAATACTTAAAGCATCTTCATACTCACTATGCAGAACCTCACAGTTCATCAGAGGAATATGCTCATTATCATAAGTGAGCGTCACAAAGTAAGAATACTTGAAAGCACTTCCGGCGGTCTTCACACGCATAGACGCTTTTTGAGCACGCTTATGAATACAGTAATCACATTGTCCGCAATCTACAGCAATGCGCTGACCTGTGTAACGATTAGTTATAAAAGAGCGATGCTGGCAATGATCAGCAGCTTTAAGTAAATCAGGAGTATATTTCATAATTATCGTCGTTTATCAATCACTTGGCGACGACTACGCGGACCAAATGAAATATGAATAAAACTAGGATCAGAATAAATAATAAGTTGATCAAAAGGGACAATATGATCAGAATAATCATGAATCATCTCAAGCAACTTACTAAAACTAGTAGAGCCGTAAGGCTTGATATCGATAGCCTCACCTATCAGATGCTGAGAATTAGGAGCGCCATTACAAGCCTTATTCTGTTCAGGGGTACGACGTGCACTGGTTACTGTAAAATGAGCGTTAGAATAAAGCAAATACTCAAGAAAATGCATAAGAGAATAATTCATAATCCAATAGCATTAAGAACGTAACCAAGAGCAGCAGATACAGCACCGATAATAATTTTCCAAATATTATTACTTTTCATCAGATTGAGATTTAAGTTCAACGAAATTATTTTCTTCTTTAATTGAATCCACAATAACAATAAGACCCAACGGAGAAACTCGCTCAGAATAATTTCCAAGACCATCCAGAGAATTGACAATATAAGGCGGCATAACATCACGACCAGTTTGTTTTTCTTTAAGGGAAATAATAAATTTCTGCATAATTGTAAAATTTTAAATGTTAATAATTTAATGAGTTGGTTTCTACAGGGGCAAAGGAAAGCATTATTTTTGAATAAACAAAATATTTCGGAGTTTTTTTTATTCTACGGTTGGGGTGTGAGTTGTGCGTTTATGGACAAGAAAAAGAGAAATTGAGATGATAACTCAATTTTCCTTCGGACACAACTAGGGGCTTCGCTTGAATAACATAGGTGTATAGGCACGGCAGGTCAGATAGAACCTGCCTTGGCGCACCGACGTGCTACAATACCGGAGCGGAGCGCTCCTCTAGGGAAGTCGCTCCGCTCCATTTTATACCAGGCCCTACGCGGGCGGCGGGTGTATATCGCTCCAGAGCCGCGATGGGCTCTTAGTCCTGAAGATCAATAACCTATTCCATTGGCCGAGGATGGATTACCACGAGAACTAAACCTAAGCCGAGGAATATTCTGGAAGATTTTAGTACCATAATCCACAGCGTTACGAAGACCGTAAGAGTCAAAATTTTTCTTAGCATTTCCAGCGGACCATTTATAATAATCACGGAGAGCTTTATCCTTAGAATACTGCATATTCTTACGATTATTCACATTTTTATAGTCCCATAGAGAATCATAATACTGCGTATAATAAGCCATATTCGTAGCAGCCATCAGAGCATTAGCAGTACCAGCAGTTATCTTATTAGAGATCTTCTGACCTTGTGTCTGAGCAGCTATCTGGATTGCACGTTGAAGTTCAGTTTGAACCTGCTTCTCAGTCAGAGCTCCTTGTTGTACAAGATTGTAGAGGTACTGAGATTTTGTAAACAAATCTGCTTGCTGTTGAGCATCCATATACTTATTCAGGATAGCTTGAGAATCAGCCTGTAAATAAACTTGTGTCGTTTGAGCGGCAGAAAGCTTACCAGCAGTAACAGCGTTCTCTAATTGCTGACGCTCCATAGATTGGTCTAATTCCGCAGAAATACGACCCGTTTGCTTATTCCAATAACCAGATTCACCGATACCTATCTGTTTATAATTAGTATCACCTTTCATCTTCTCGATCATATACGGAGTCATAGCATTAATCTGGTTAGACTCAGATATAAGCTTCTTGGCCTGAGCATATGAAGCCAAAGCAGTATCCACGCTTGAGAAGTCAGGATGAAAAGCCTGATACGGAATAGGATTGACAGCAGAGGCCTGAGCACCAGAAGGAGAAGAGCCTGAACCAGCACCAGTCTGAGCAGCAGAACCAGACATAAACGGATTCAAACCACGGGAAATCATAGCTTCAGGAGAATTATATTCTCGCGATTCATCAACCATCTTTTCTTGCCAATCACGCTGTTTCTGAGCTTCCAGCATGTTGAACTTATTAGTAGTCTGAGTATTGCGGAAATTAGCACGATTAGCGCTAGACTGTTGCAATGCGCCAAAGATACCACTAATAGCAGCACCAAGAAAATGATGTTCATTTCTAGGAGAAAGCATATTCTCTCCAACTTCTAGAAACCTCATTGTGCACTAGCGGCAGGGGCGGAATCCGTAGACGGCGCTGCCTGTTCCACTGCCAGCATAGCCTCGGCATATGCAGTAAGTTCAGATTTCTCCTGAGCCAATTGTTTCAACACAGCCTGACGTTCAGACATAGTCTGGCAATGGCGCGAGATAACGCAATTAAAACGTTCCTCATCTGTCATGCCATCCATCACAGTAGACTGAGTAGGATGCATCTGGGCTAGAATGTTATTTACATTCATATCACCAAGGAGGCGACGGTATTTTTCCTGATTCAGAAGAATCTGAGTCATATCGCATTGAATCAAGTCACCGTCAGGAGTCTCATCATACATAACCGGATCATAAACAGAAGCCTGATAGCACGGATTGTCTTCCTTCAATTCAGGAACGTAAGTATTTTTCTCAAAATTCTCATTTATATAAGCAAAACTTCTCATAATTAATACATTAATAAGGTAAACCATTTCTATCCAGATTTTGGATAGCGTAAACTTGGAAATTAACATTACACAATAACTGATCGTAAGCAACAGAACAGTTCTGACCTGAAACCTGAGGTTCAAAAATAGAATTCAATTGCTGAGGACGAACCTTCATTGACTGATAAGACCACTTACCAGAAAAGGTAAGAACATCCCAACCATCAATAGGGGCAGACCAAGCCTGATACGCCATACCAGAGCGGAATGCAGCGTGAACAGTATCAATATTAGTTTTCCATGGCCAGTACCGAAGATTATAACCAAGAGGACCAGAAGCGGTACGAGACGGGTTGTTTTGCAGATTCAAAGCAGGAACAGGCTGCATACCTAACTGATCGAACGCAGGTTGGGGGAAGTCAGTAATAGCCGTAACAGTCAACTGAGGATTCTGGCCAGTCAGATTCCAATCAACCATAGGAATAGCATGATATACACACATAATTACCTGATGTTCAGCACCACAATCATAAGTTAGAGTATGACCAGACTGAGAACCTACGCCTTTGCCAGCGATTACGGCTTGAGAGCCATCAGCTTCAAGGTTAGTATTGAGAACTTCATTGATATTAATTACATTAGACCAACCTCCGATATAATGGGCATGGTTTCCCATGTATTCAGGGGCTTTAATACCAAACTGGGCAGCCATCTGGTCTGAATAATCTTTACTAGAGAATTGGACTACCTCTTCCAACGCTGCAGGTATTCTGTAACACGGATTGAGAGGGCGGAAAGGTTAGTATTAATGTCTACAAATCGACGAGTGG